ATTTTCTAAAGTATCGAAAGATTTTTGTTCTTGTTCTAAATCTTTTTGAAGTTGTTGAAAAGTTAAATTAGGATTACGTTTAACTCTTTTATAAATCCATTTAAGAGAATAAGCACTGAGTAAAAACTTTCTGTTTGCATATATATGTGTTTGGTCAGAAAGATAAGACTCAATATTGTCAACAGTAATTTCTTTTTTATCTTCTTCGTTGGGCAATAAAGAATGCAGCCATTCAACTAACAAACTTTTACCTTTCTTACGTAGCCTCTTAACTTTTTTTCCATTCATGTGTTACCTCTTTTACTCGTGGAAGTTTTACAACATTTGTCAAGTATTCTAATTTCTTAGAATATTTAAAAACTCTTAAGCCTTCGCCATCGTTTGCATCTGAGTGACAAACAAACTTATGTCTACACCAAGTACAACCTCTAGCAATTTTCATGTTGCCAGCTTTACCATCAGGTACTGGATTATAACACAATTCAGGCGGTGTGTCTTTCTTTATTTGAGCTTTAAGTGTTTTAATTCTTTGTTTGATGTTAGGCTTGTCTAACTCTTGTGGTCTAAATAAAGCAAGTTCTCCGCTTTCTTTGTTAAGAGTAAGGAAGCCACCATGCTCTGTACCTTCTGCTTCTTCGTAACCTGCAATCTGTGCCATATAACCAAAAGGATCATCATCAGGTAATGTACCTTCCTTGAATTTCTTAAAAGCAAAACCTGAAGCAGTTTTAATATCTACAACTTCACCATCAATCTTACAATCCATGTGACCTTTTATCCCGGACACAGTAATTTCTTTTTGTTCATCAGTTACTTCGTGGCCTGCTAAACGAGCTAAGAATAAAACAACTTCTTCTAAGATATGTCCATATAAAAATCTAATCTGTACTGGTGCAGTAAAATTATTCTTTTTATTTTCAGACTTCATGTCATACCAAAGCTGACGATTGGGTTTACCTACATTTGACATTCTTAAAGTAGGTTTATCAACAGGATGTTCTGCTGACCAGTGCAACAAAGCTTTCTTCATTGCTTCACCAAATGCATCGGCAGTTTCTTCTGAAACATTTAATGATTTGCCTTCTGTAAGGGTATCAAGTTTGTCGTATATATCTTGTACGAGTGTGTCTAATGTTTTCTTTTTCATGTCTTATGTCTCACAAAATTTAATCTTCTTGTATTAGGATTGTAATTTAATAATACAACCCCCAACTCTTTTTGTTTATCTGATCGTACTCTTCCTGATCTTCCTGATTTTGTTTTAACATCTATGAGTTTTGTTTTACCATCTTTGGTAGCTATTAAATCTGCTGGTCCACTACAACCACAATTTTTAAAAACTTCATATCCATTATCCCATAACCAAGTGACTGCATAATACTCAGCCATGTCTCCTTTTCTATTATCTTCTGAATGATTAATGTGTTTCACTCCAATCAACTCCTATCTTGTATTCACCATCCAAAGGACAGTTCATGTTAAAATAATTACCTGCATCTTTAAGTGCTTGTACTGCAATCTTTCCAAACTCTTCTGCATGTTCGTTCTTTACTTCCACTTGCCATTCATCATGTATGTTGGCAACAAACTTATAATCTAAACCTTCATCTTTGGCATTCATATCCAATAGAATCAATGCCTTCTTCATTACGATTGAGCCACCGCCTTGAAGTAAACTGTTCAAAGATGCGTGTGCATTTCTAATATATATCTTACGACCATCTAATCCTTTGATGAAGCCTTTCGCTGCAGTTCTCGTAACTTTCTCTCTAAGTCGCTTAAATGAAGGTTGATTAGCAAAGAAGCGTTCCTTAAGTCTTGCTCCATCTTTTTTGCTTCCTCCAACCACTTGTCCAATCTTTGCATCTCCTGCTCCGTACAAGAGTGCATAGATGAAAGTCTTTGCCTGATCTCTTGATTGAAGTCCTGCAGTTCTTTGATTCCTCGTGTGGATATCTCCGTTAATAATTTCATTTGTAAATTCCTCGTCTTTCATATAATGTGCTAACATTCGTAGCTCCAAACCTGAAGCATCAATGCCTACTAATTTGTATCCTTTTTTTACAGTCCAACAAGCTCTACATTCTTTACCATATGGACTCTTTAATGATGGAACTTGTGCCATATTAGGCGCTCTGTGGCTCATTCTGCCTGTGATTGTACCATTAGGTATCACAAAACCATGTACTCTGTTGTCTTCTCTTACTGCTTCAATCCAAGATTCTATCTGTGCAATTCTTTTCTGTAGTAATAAGAACTCAGCGATAAGCTGCGCTTCAGGAATATCTGTAATACGACTGAGCATTTTTTCATCTACAACAGGCTGTCCTGTAGGTGTAAATTTGTAAGGTTTCCAACCAAAGTCTTGTAAGTATTCTCCTATCTGTTTGCGTGATCCTAAGTTAAAAGGTTCTTCGTGTGTACGAATAATCTTCTTCTCTCCTTTTGCAAACATATCTTTTTCTTCTAAAGAAAGATGTACTCCTTTTCTTGTATCTAAGTTAAGGCCCAACTTAGATAATGCACCTTTCTGTGTATACTTAGGTACAATTTCTTCACGTACTGTTTTAGGTTTGAATGTTTCGTGTACTTCTGTTTCTACTTCAGCCATTCGTTTGTATAATTCAGCCAATAGTTTCTCAGCTTTAAGTTTGTCAAATTCAAAACCATTTACTTCTTGTTGTTTAACAATGTCTCCGACTAGGTGTTCTAAATCTATAGATTCTTTGGAAAATCCTCTTGCTTCTTTTCTAAGAACATTAAGAACAAGAGTATTAACTTGAACATCTCTAACACAGTAGTCCATCATTTCTTGTGAGTACTTACTGTAATCATCGAAGTCTATCTTAGGAAGATTAATATCAGGATGATATCCCCACATGTTTAAACTGTGTCCACCTTCTCTGATTGGATTAAATAACCTAGAAAGAATTAAAGTATCTATAAGTTTCTTATTAGAAAGATCGACATTCATTAATCTTTTAACAACAGGAACATCGAAGCCTATAATATTGTGGCCTATCAATGTGTCTGCTGATTGGAGTAACTCAAGACCTGACTCTAGTTGGTGAGGAGCAAACTTATATATTTGACCAGAATCAGCATCTTGAGCTACGATGCACCATACTTTGGTAGCATTTAAATCATCGGTTTCAATGTCGAATACTAATCTAAGCATAGTCATTGAACTCTAAATCGTTATCATCACCTTCGAAATCTTCCAAAGGTTTTTCTTTTAATCTTCCTGTTTCTCTGTCGTAGACTAACTTAGCAGCCAAACCAACATCACCTGTATATCTAGATTTTAATACTCTAAGTTGTGTAGTGTTGGCTTCTTCAGGATCATCTGCTTGTTGGTTTCTTTCTAAGGCTATGACACAATCACTAAGCTGTGCTATGGATTGAGATCCTCTAAGGTGACTAAGACTTACTTGTATTCCATTCTCGTGTCCTTTGTTACCATCGACTCTTCTCAAGTGAGATACAAGTATCATTCCTGCACCTGTTTCTTCACATATAGATCTTAGTCTAGTCATAATTGAATCGATGGCTCTACGCTCATCTCCTTCTACTGTGGCTGAGACTAACATGTGTAAGTGATCAACAACTATCCACTTACATCCACAACCAACAATCATGTATCTTAGTTTAGAAAAGATATCTTCGATAGAGTTAGCGCCAAAGTGTGCATGAATCCATACACGATTCTCGTTATCTCCGTTGTAAAGTATATCGAAGTAGTTATCTAATTCTTCTTTTGAAAATCTTTCTAGCTCTTGATCAATGTACAATCTTGCGTTGGCTTCAATGGATAAGATACCACTGATGGTTCTGTTAGGATCTTCCTCAAGTGCAATGATACCTACATTATCTTCTGTGTTTTTAATGAGCCAATGTTCTAGCTCACGAGTGACTGAAGACTTACCCAAACCTGTACCACCTGTAAAGGTGACAAGTTCTCCTTGTCTTAAGCCATATAATTTCTTGTTCAATCCTGCATAAGGATAAGGAACACTCGGTTTCTTTTCCCTGTTCATAAACTTATTCTTAAAGTCAGAGACATTGATTACACCTGATGGTGTATATGTCTTAGCTTCCCACCAAGATTGATTGTATGCGCTCTTAGCTCCTTCAATGAGCATATCATTGGCATCTTTGTATCCATTAGGAATACGCATGATCTTAGCTTTGTTAGGTGTAAGTAATCTAGCTACCTTCTTTGCTGCCTCTTGACCTGCTTTGTCTCTGTCAAAACATATTACAACAGTGTCAAAGCTTTCAACAAACTCTAAACTATTTTTAATATCTCTGACTGCACCTGCTGCACCTGTCTTGATGCTGACTACAGGCCACTTAGATCCTAGCATTTCGTATGCAGCTAGAGCATCGAACTCACCTTCAACGATGGTAAGATACTTACCTTTGCTTTTGAATAACTGTTCACCGAACAAACCACTCTCAGAAATTTCACCTGTGATGCGGAAATCTTTCTTAGTTCCCGGCGGTGTTTCTGTTTTAACTTTGGTTGCAGTTAGTTTGTTATCAGAGTAGTACGGAAAGACTTGTGATTTTATTACAGACTTTCCTTTGTGATCGTGACCATTGATTACTTTAACACCATACTTCCTTGCTGTTTTCTCAGCTATATTTCTGTGGTCTATCTTAGAGAAGACACCATTTCTAGGTACTTCTAAAGCATAGTGTTTGTTGTCTTTTAATTTTGTAACTGTTGCTTCCATTCCTTTTTCCTCACCTGTTTTATTGTAGTAGTCTTGTATAAAAGTATCACAACTAAAACACTTAGCTGATCCATCTTCATTAACTGAACAAGCATCACTACTATCGCAAACAGGACAAGGTTTATGAAATTCTACAAATTCTGTATTCATCTTGTTTGCTCCTTTAAAAATTGCCTACCACCTACCGAAGTTTAAAAGGTACTTCCTACCTGTGTTTCTATGGCTTGAGTTTTAACATGTCTCATTTAACTCACCACGTGAATCAGTGAGTACCATAGTTGTTAGTCCTCTTCAGGAGGAAAAGCATCTGTCTCTTCGATGTCAACTTCAGGTAGTGCTACTTCACCAGAAGGTACTTCAACACCTTCATTATCGTTGTTGACTAACTGTACAATTCGACTGGAAAAGAAATTGATACTTGCTTGTATCTCTTCCAAATCAAGAGTCATGTTTGCTTTCTTTTGATTGAGTCTTTGAAGTCTACCAAAGATGGCTTGTCCTTCTTCAGGTAAATCATCTACGTTTAGTTGTACTCCATCGATCTCAATGTAAGGTTTTTGTTCTTCGTTCATTACTGACTCCTATTAAAATTCAATATCATCAGCACCATCAAGCACATCAAACTCATCTTCACTTCCATCACTGTATGGAACGTGATCTATGACTTGTATTGCTTGAAGGTCTAAACGATTAAAAGTTCCGAACTTATTCTCAACAGTCTTAGGTTGAAACTGAACTTTTATTTTAGAACCATTACCTATTGGCTGATCAAAAGGATTCTTAGCTGCATCCACAACACGTACTGGTGGATTAGTAGAACCATCAGGCCTTAGGTAATACTTTTTGAAGAACAACGCAGGTTGCTCGTCAATTTCTTTGATCTTATGACCATCAGCTTCATACTTAGCAGCAGTTTCTTTGTCTACTACTAGAGTACACTGATAGGTAGGCGGATCAAAGGTGTCGTTGGGTTTTGTTGCGCTTACCCAATAAGCGATTCCTTCTTCTATCATATAAGGTCCTCCATATTAAAGAAGTTATTGTCGTTAAACATTAGGTGGATTATACAGGAATCCAATGCTAATGTCAAGCACTAAATGAAATATAATAGAGAAAGTTGTGAGGGTTTATGGAGTCACGAATGCCCTCACGCACTCGCCTGTTGTAGAAACAGGTGTATCTAAGCGACCTGTGTATAGGTATTGTGTTGTGTTGTGTTGCTTATATTACACGACTCGTAGTGAGTATACACTTCTCATCATTTATATTTCTTTTCGTATATAGTATTGTAGGTACAGATTTAAAATCTGTCAAGTTTTATTTTCTGTTATCCATTACAACAATCATCAATGGTCTAAGATAACCAGTCTTAGGTTCTATTCCATCGTCTGTTGCAAATTTAAAACCATATAATCCTTTTGGTTTTTCTAAAAATCTAAGTTGTATGTTATCTCTTGATCTAAAGTTTTTAGTATCCCAAAAATATTGATGGAAATAAACAGAGTTTGTCGAAGCAGGTAGCAAGAAAACACATAAACAATTTGATTCATAAGCTTTCTTAATAAAGTTAGGTATGTTTCTATCATACATTGGATGACAATAAATAATCTCACCATCCCAATCTTGATTCAAGGCATTGTTTTCTTTTGTCCAATACTTATCTACCAAATGATTCTTGTCAGATGCACAAGCATCCACAGTAAAATCAAACTCATCTGATAATTCTTTCCATATTTCTTTTGGAGTTCTAATGTATTCCATTTTCAATTCTTTTTTAGAATCGAATGAATATAAATTTAAATGTTCTTTTGTCATTTTTTATTCCTCTGTGTATAATCATAAAAGAATTTCTTTGGATTCTCTAATCCATTTATGATCTTTATTCTTTTAAGGCCATGCATCTTGAACTTAGCCTTCGTTAGCAGCTCGAAGTCTTTAAGATTGTCAAGACGAATCACCACTGACATATCTTTAAACTGTCTCAAGTACTCTCGTGCTTCTACAATGCCTTTGAGTTTAAGATTCAAACCATTCCAAATGTAATCAGTCATCTTTCTCCTTCCATACGTCTACTAAATTTCCATCAACCTGATAAATGTATTGAGGATAATCTAAATTAGGATCATTCCACAAAGCACTAGAACAATGGTCATCAACAATACCTTCCATGTGTAAACGTCTTATTTCTGCATTGTCCTTTGCCTCAATCTCAATAGTAATAGTTTCTATTCTTGTGATTTTATATTTCTTAGTCATCTTTTTTCTCCCACCAATTAGGCTTGGCTCTGCCTTGTTCCCATTTAGCATAATGTTTCTCGTTGATACAGTAGTCACGATAGGCTTTGATAGGATCATCGTCTTTGTATTGATCGGGCATAGCCTGTGCAACTGGTGTTTGTTCAGTTGAAATTTCTATATTATCAGGCCATTTAGATAAAGGGTTTCTTAGTTTAGTTATACTTGCATGTTCTTTCCCATATCTATATTTGTATTCATTACCTAATTCTAAAAAATGTAAATACAACCATAAATAATTAGCACTACATTCTCTTGCCCAAACAGTACAAGGATGATTCCAGTAAGCTCTTTTATATAGGCCTACCTCATCTGCATAGTCATCACCATCTAACTCTCGATGTGCTGTGCATAACATCTGAGCAGTTTCAAGCGGCATCTTGACTAACATCTTATCAGGCTGTGCTTGTGCTGAAACGATTGGGCTTTCATCAAAATAAAATATGTTCATTGAGTTACTCCAATAATTAAAATGATCATTAGTAGAATCACTGAAAGAATATGAAACGAATACTTAATCATTATCCTTTCTCCACTTCAATAACTTCTCTTTCATTACCGAGATGATCAGAAGCTTCAATCCAATCACCATCATTCCAACGATCTCTTGCATCGTCTTCTGATTCTGCTTCGACTTCATATCTTTCTTTCCATTCGCCTTTGACTTTTACATCTACGAAATAAGTTTCTAATTCATTGGTCATACCTTCTCTCCTTTAGGTTCTTCGTAACGATAAACATCTCTGTTCCATTCTAATTTCAAAAGTCTTGAAAGAAAAAACTTAATACTTGATAGCTCAGATAAGTCACTTAAATATATATCATGCACCTCTGAAGTGTGTTCAACAATACTATCTAGTTTGTTTATCTTATCGATAAGCTCATGATATTTTTTTTCAGTCATCTTAATTGTTTTCATTTTTTGTTTGGCCATTATTATTCCTCCTCATTACTAATGGTTTGTACTTTTAATATTTCAAACAAGTGCTTGGTAGGCAGCAGATCATCAAGATCATTCTCTTGAGCTTTACGAGTTGCTATCTCTATAGCTTCTTGTTCATTCTTTGCATCGACTACAAGAGTATAATTCTTCCAGTCTATAAAGTCTATAAAATATGTATGTCTTTTAGATTTTATAGAGTCTTTAATACTTATAACATTATTGTTCATAGTTCTTATAATCCTTATATTAATTATATATATTATATACTATATATAGATTGTACCACACGAACATATTGATGTCAACTAAAATCTAATTCTTTAGTTTCATTATCTTGTTCGATCTCAACATCATCATTAGGGTTCAAGGGTTCAGGACTTATGTACAATCCAAAGTTATTTACATCTAATGTGTTGCTAAACTTATCAAACAAATCATCGATCTCTTTGTGTATGTCTTTGTTTTTCATAGTGTTTTCCTATATAAGTTTTAGTTATATGCCTACCACATCCTACCGAAACTTCAGCTACTTTATAGCTTGGTGTTCTAACCAAGGGTTATAATCAAACAACTTTAATGGTGAAATATCTTCTACCGAATTGGAACTCAGTTCCTAATCCAGTGCGCAATACTTGCCACCTGCTACGATAGATTCTTTTACCATACTTACCTTTTACAAGGCCAAGCATGTTATAGAACTTACCATAGTTTTCGTTTCTTGTTTGATCGACTTGTACTATATTAGCCATAATACTATCTCCTCACTATTGTTTGACAACAAATCAAAAGGTGTGTTGTCATTCACCTATCTAAATCATAGCCGTATATTTCCTGCATAACGTAACGATGTGCAGCAAATTCTACAGCTTCACTATCTGCTAAAGGATGGTTCACGTCTTTCAATAATTGAACAACATTCCTTATAAACTTTTCAACGTGGTTAGGTTTAGGTTGACCTGTCCAAAAGATAGGTAGATCATCTTTAACCTTATCCCATGCATCATCAGCTACATGCAGCACTGCATTCTCAGCATCCAACATTATTGCTTTTAGCTTTGCCATTTTATTTCTCCCATTAAGTCATCAATTCTTTGGTGTATAAATGCATGGTAGTCATCGCTATCTTTACTGTAGCTCTCGTGTGCTTCAATCATAGCAAGTTTAATACATTTAACACGTTTCATATCTTGAAGTATCTTTACTTCTTTATTGATATCTTCAATATATTTTTGAAGTTGTTCTTTTTCAGACATCATAAGTGTACACCTTTCCTTTAGGACTAGTATATTCAGTCTCTTGTACAGTCACTAGGTACTGTGTACCATACATATCTGTTAGCTCTATCTTCTTTTTGAATGGTCCTCTAACAATATCGGACTCGCTTGAATCAACATAACCAACTTCAGCGACAATTTTAGAATCATCTTTTAAAGTTTTCTGTATAATCGAAGCTATATAATCAGAATAAATCATATCTTTTTCTCCTTTGTTTATTTATTTAATATTACTTAGTATATGTGAAATCACATCGATTGTCCACCCATTTCCGAGCATCTTGTATCGCTGTGTGTTTGAGACTCCTTCAGTGTAGTTATCAGGCACTGTCTGTAGTCTCTCGCATTCTAGTGGTGTAAGCTTTCTCCACCTCATCTCTTGATCTACCACCACGTTATCTTTCTGTACTGTCGTAAGAGTATTGGTCTTATCATCTTTGCGTAACTCTAATTTCTGTGTGGTTGATCCATCTTTGTTGTACCTACCTCGCCATGCACCTGTCACAACCTTCGGTTCTCTATTACCGCCTCCCATTGTATTAAGAGTAGGTGACTTACCATCAGGTGAGTAGACTCTCTTGAGTATATCGTGTCCATTGACATCCACTGCTGTACCTACATGGTCAGGCTTCGTCATTGGTACAAGTGTCATACCATTATTACCTGCACCTTTGTACATTGTGGCCGTCATACATAAACTCTTATCATCAGGATTCTTGTAGTGTCTGCGATTCCTCTCAGTATCTTTGACAGGATTCTCATTGTGATGATCTTCTAAGATATCTCTCAAGACTATACCTCTATCTTCAGGCTGTTGAACATTTGGTATGTTTGTCCAATAGTATCTCAGTCTGTTCTGTGCGCTGACTAAAGCACTGTTGATCATTATTGGTTCAAATCTTACATTACCAAACATATCTTTGAACTCATCATCTACTTCATCAGGAGTATAACAAGATGATACTTGCTCAGTGATCACATCAAGATACTCTTTCTTCATACGCACGTTCTCTAGTAGAAAATACTTAGGCTTTAGCTCTTTCAACATCCGTATAAACTCAAAGAACAACATTGATCTTGGATCATCGAATGCCAATTGCTTACCTGCAAAACTAAATCCTTGACATGGTGAACCTGCCAAAAGTAAATCTACCTTTGGCAAGTCTTTGGCCACCACACCACAAACATCTCCTACTTGTATCGTATCAGGGTAGTTCTTCTGAGTTATCTGTATTGCAGGTTTGTCAATCTCTGCCGACAAATACATTTTTACAGGTATCCCTGCTCTTTCAAGGGCAATCATACCACAGTTCATTCCATTGAACATACTGTAAGTTACTATACCCTCTTCTTTATTTTCTAAGCTCATCTATTGCCTCCCTTAGACTCTCTTGCCTTTGCATAAGTTCACGAACCTCGTGCTGTTTATCCCAAAGATTACGAGTCAACCTATACAGTTCCTCGTTGATCCTATCTATTTTCTTAGCTTTGGTTCTGTAATCAAAGTAAAGTGTCACTCTCTCTGCATGTTCAATAGGTAAATCCTGATCATATGATCTAGGTCTGTACCCATCTTTTAATGCAGGTAAAGTTCTTGGACCTCTCGCTCTGACTCTTGCAAGTCTATAAGGTGAATCCTCTAGACCTTTCTTGAGAAGATCAATGATTTTATCTGATGCTTCTCTCTCTTTACCTTTCTTATAAGGTATATTTTTTATTGACATTATTGACATAATATTAGCTCCTCCTTATGGGCCTTCATTCATTGTTGTTTCAAAAAGATGATCAACTATATATTCATCTTTCAGTTCATCCATATCTACCAAGCGGAAGATATATTTGAATATTAAACTAATACCTAGTTTGTTTTTTATAATATAGCTAAAGACTTCTAATGTTTCCATCTCAGCTAGTTCACTCTCTACTCTATCAACGATAGCATCTTTACTCCAATGTGACATAACTCTCTATGCTCCTATCTTTCTAATGATTCTAATTGCATGGATCACATCTAGTTCTAAGATATCAACCCACTCTTCTTTACTGTCTGAATAATAAAATTGTCGATGAAGTTGGTTATACTGATATTCTTCTGACATGTCAACAGGTATAGTCTTACCTAAAGCTTTCATTATTGCTAATACTGTTTTTAGTTTCATAACTTTCTTTCCTATATTAATTATCAATTACAAAGCCTGAGTCATCTAACTTGGCTTTACCTTTTGCTTTCAGACCTACTACTACATTAGTCTCATCTAAAAATCTCATATCGTGCTTGTCTCCATCTATAACCTTAACACCTTTGAAGGTAGAAGGCAAGTCTTTATTACGGAACACTACAGCTTTATTATAAGGCACACTATCAAACAACTTAGCATACTTTTCTGCAGCTTCACTATAGCTCCACGTTAAATGATAGTTAGATATGTGATCTACTTTTCTTGTAGGTATCTTAGTGTAGTCATAGAACTGCACCTGTGGAAACATCTCAAATATATTTTGGCCACACTCAACCATAATCTTTTCCCATTGTATATCACTCGTGCCATTCAATCTAATACAAGGCTTCTTACCTTTACGATCACAAGCACCGATAAACTTTATAATATCCAACACTAGTTGAGACATAAACTCAGCCCTATCATTTAAGAATAGATCAGTCTTTCTCTGCCTAGCATTTTGAATACTAGGATATACACCGCCTAATCCTGCTGTATTTAAACAAGCATCCTTACAACCTGCAATATTTTGATACGGACATATCTTAGTATTAACAGGTCGCATATGTAGAATACACGACCAATACTCACCTTGTATCTCATTGCTCTTATCAATCTTAGGATTGCTGTTTACTGATAGTAGTTTATAAGTCATCAGACACCTCCTCTACATCACCTGTTGTTTCACGAATTACTAATTCAGAAGAAACAATATCTTCATCAGTCCAATCACCATCATTTACTTTTTTTATTGCTTCTTCTTTGTTGTTAGCTTTTACCTTAACCCATTGTCCATAACTTGCGGACTGTAATACATTATAAGTTTTACTCATCAGACACCTCCAATTTTAATTTACATTTTTGGTCGTTTATTGAAGTGTATGCTATTTTTCCTACACCACCACAATCTTTACAATCTATCCGATGCTCTCTGCCGTCATAATCGTATGATGGTACATATTTATCATAATTACCACGACCATCACAAGTTTTACACCATTCTAATTCTATTTCAATTTTCATCAGACACCTCTATTACTTGTACATCATCAGGATGTAATCCGATATAATCAAACATTGAAGATTCATTATCTGCTTCTTCAAACTCAACATCACTAACCCAATCTAAAGCATTAGACCAACTACTCGCTTTAACTATAGCAGTAGAAACATTTAAGTCCTTATCTGTTTTTATTAACATCCATTTACTACTCATCAGACACCTCCTTCCAATTTTTGTCATAAACACCTGTAGATGTTGGATGTTTCCAATCCATATCAGGCTCAAAATGAGCTTCATATTCATCCCAAGTTCCATCTTTGTAGCGAATATGTAGCGTTCCATAATTTACCGAATAACCCTCGACATCATCCCAATCTATTCCATAGGCTTCTAAATTAAATTGAATTGGTTTTGCATATATAGCTTCAATATATTTTGGTTTGTTGTTGTTCATCAGACACCTCCTGTGTCTTTGTTTAAAAATTTTTAAAGTGGCTAGAAAAAAGATGCTTCTCTTTCTCTCTCAAGCAAGTCAGCTTTATATAGTAAAGACTATCTCATCTATACTCTAACTCTTTATAGTTTTCTAATTACTATGTGATCTGATTTTCTTTATGTTATCACTCATCACATACCACAAAAACTAATGGGTAGTTGGGTTAAAACTTAATGATAGTTCATTAACTACTAATTTCTCTATCAACCCTCGCATTAGTTATATATCTATCCGTCTGCGACCATCTTAGCCCTGCTTAACTCTTATGCAGCTTTTATTGTTAGCGTTGGCTCTCATGGATAGATATATCTTTCTCTCTCTCTCTTACAATTCCACAGGCTTATGACCTTCAGCTAAATATTCTTTATATAGCTCATCATCTACCCAAAAAGAATGTCTCTTTCCTACTACCAATGGTTTAGTTCTAGCTAATCTTCTACCATTAACTATAACTATTTCCATATTGTAGAACCTTGATCTTTCTCTATATGGTTTCATTTTTTTACTCCTATATTTGTAGGTTTATAAAATATCTTTGTCTCTCTCTCTCTCTCTCTCTCTCTGTCAATTAAAAATTAAAAATAAAAAAATAAAAAAAAGAGAAACTATTTTACGTTTGAATGTAAGATAATTTCTCTTTGTTTTAATTTTTATTATTAAGATTTTTCAGGGATTCCATAAACAAATCTATTAGATTCTTTATCGTAATAATACTTATGATTTCTTTTATTATAAATTTCTATTATTTCTTTTTTGTATTGTTCTATAAGTTCTGAAAATCCATTGTCTGTAAGATGTCCATCACTATAAGATAAAATAATATTATTCATATTTTTAGTCATTCGGTTTATTTGTTTTTTATGCCTTTCCATTTTTTACTCCAATTATAAAGATTGATTTTTTAAAGGTTATTAAATGCTCATCAACTGTTATTAGATCATTTATTTTTCTTTCGATTTCTTATTCTTGGCGGTGGTTTTCGCATTGCTTTTTGGAGCAAGTGAGAATTGCAATCTAAGATCATTTAAAGCTTTATCTAACTGCTTCAGTTTTTTCTGATCGTTTGATCGTTCCGCATGATTAAGAAAGGATTTAATCAATTTAATATTCTGTTCTGAATGATTATATTCCTCAGATTTAGAATTTATCAATTGATCTCTTAGAGCTTTTCGAACATCACCGATTGTTTCAAATTCAGACAATATATTTTTGTATATGGTTGTTCTGTTATTCGTTCCAACGATGTGATCTTTTAATGAATCGTTGTATTCAAAATCAACATCAACAATTCCATTATTAAAAGCTCTTTTTATATCGGAAAAGAATTGACTGAATTTCTTTGGCTGTTGCCGTCTATTAGAAATTTCATCTTGCTTTCCTTTTCCTTTTCTTTTAACAGTCCATTGGAAAGAATCTGCAATTAGTTCTCTAATCAATTCAGCCTGATCAACTGTTTGAATATCGAATGTTTTACGGATTTCATTCCATAGGTAATCGTCAAAAGATTTAACCTTCTTTTCAGCATTTTCAAAGTCTATTGAATCCTTTGTAAATGCTTCAATGATTGGGCGGATTCTTTTGAGGAATCCTGTCTTTTTTTGCTTGGTTGTGGTTCTGATATTTCTATCAATTTTAAGTGCTTCAGAAGCTGTTTTAGTAGCCATAATATATATTCCTATATTGAGGATCATTAAACAGTCTCAAAGCATCTAACAACCTTTAAAGAATCAATCTTAATAATATGTTGGTCATTGTCTTGTATGGTTTTTTTAATCTACTGATGCTTTATGACAAGTCTTAATCAGCCGTTCCCTTTAGTGTCGTTCAATAACCTATTCCGACTATTAGTATTATCCATACCTAGAAATGTATATCAATAGTTTCGAAATATGAATATCAGATTATCTTACGTTCAAACGTAAAATAATTATTTCATAAACGATTGTTTGTATTGGGAATATGACAAGGCTTTCAAGTATATATTTTGAAGATTTTAAATGGGTTTCTTACTTGTAAACTTGATAAATTTGGAAAGGTTTCAAGTTGTGCTGCACGTGCCTAATTTTATATATAACTAAAAGTTATAACTTTATAACCTTATAGTTATATAGTAGGTTTATAACACTTGGGAATATGTAAAGAATGAAAAGTTATAAAGAGGCATGGGCAGGTGGCCACCCCCCTCTCCCCTATATATATATAGATGTCGAACATTTTAAGAAACTTTTAACTCGTTAACTTGATAAATGCGGCATACCTTATAATATATATATGCGCTATTCCGCTATATATTGAGATATCAAAGGGGAGGTAGTTAGTTAGGTATTTAACCCCGGGAGGCTTAAAGAATATTATACATACAGATTTCAATTTTGTCAAGCATTATTTAATTTGTGAAATTTTACAAAGAAATAGTTACAAAAAGACTTGACAAGTTCGTTAACTAGACCTATAATACAAACTATGGCTAACACATACTTACAAGAAACAAACAATAAAGATAGAACTTTAACAAACAAACAACAAAAGTTCTTAGATTGTTTAATAGAACACAATGGTAATGCAAAACTAGCAGCCAAAGAAGCAGGTTATAGCGGTAATCACTATCAAGTTGTAAAGTCTTTAAAGAATGAGATCATAGATCTCGCAACGGACATCTTGGCCAACAGCGCACCACAAGCAGCCCTCAAGATGGTAGACATAATGAATACTGATATGCCGATACCACAGGTAGCTAATAAGCTACAAGCAGCTCAAACAATCCTAGATCGTGTAGGTGTTGTTAAAAAAGAACGAGTAGAAGTAGATCATAAAACAAATGGTGGTGTATTTATACTACCAGCAAAGAAAGAAGTAGTAACCGTAATTGAAGGAGAATATACAGAGCAAGACGATGATGAAGAGTGATGATTATGACATGTTTAGAAGATGGTGTAGAAACCTATACGATGAGAATTGTTTAGAACGACACCGAAGCGGACTACCACCTTACGAAGACTTTGAAGATTATTATCACTTACACCTAAATTGGTTAGAAAGAAAATACAACAATGAAGAAACCAGACATAAACTTTAAACACTTAGACGAAGCCAACGAAAAATATCTTGAGCATATGGGAGTTGCTATATGGTATGCTATTCGTTTAGGTTGTTTGGCTTTACGTGTAGCTGTACATGCTTTGTTTCCTTTTATATGGTATAATGAAGTTGATCCTACGTTACGAAGACTCAACCAAGACAGACACGATAGAGCTTGCCTAAGAAGCAGATACTTAAACTAATCATGCCCACTAAGTTCAAACCCACAGAAAAGAGTTACGACAGACGTACAGGCAAGACAGCTACAATACGGCACTACATGAAGGCAACACCAAAACAAGAACTTATAGATTACTTAAATAAAGAGTCTTCGCCTAAAAAGAAAAAACACAAAGTAATTAAAGAACTAGAACGCAGAGGAATCAAGCTCGTATGGAAATAGATCAAGAGAAGTTAAACATGCAGGTACATAATCTTCCTGCAGTAATTATGTTAGAATGTCAATTACCAGACGAAATAGTATCTAATTTAAACGAATACTTAGACGAATACAAAGAAACAGCAGAAAAGAAATCACTTGCAGGTACATTGGTCGGACAAATACATCAAGGTGAACAACTGCTCATGGATCACACACATCCATTATTGATGGACTATTATCGCTTTATAACATCAATGGGTGCAAATTACGTCAATGCATTTATGAATATTACAGGCTTACAGTTTGAATCACGTATAATAGACATCGATGAACTATGGTCCGTACACAGCTTTGAAGGAGACTACAATCCAATACACGATCACGGCACTAAAACACTTATGGGAATTAGCACAACTTGCTGGACAATGGTTCCAGAACAAATAGGAAAGTTTGGAGAAGTAAACAAAGGCAACGAAAGCAACTACAGTCTATACAATGACTCAGGTGCTTGCGATGGCTTCTTGGCTTTTACTTATGGTCGTAACGAGATTATGAACACCGAGAGACTGCGACCACCACAATCAATTTCATTACAACCTAAAGTCGGCAGACAGTTAATGTTTCCTTCGTGGATGCAGCATATGGTCTATCCGTTCTTTGGTAAAGGAGAAAGGCGAACTGTCGCTGCAAACTTAAACTGTTGGAAACAAGAGGAACTAAAAAATGACTAAGAAGAAAAAAGATTCAAGACTAACAAGAGCAGGAGTAAGCGGTTATAACAAACCCAAACGTACTCCAAAGCATCCTACTAAGTCTCATGTGGTTGTTGCCAAAGAAGGCGACAAAATAAAATTAATAAGATTTGGACAGCAAGGAAAGACTGGTGACAGAACAAACACAGCACGTTCTAGATCTTTTAAAGCTCGACACGCTAAAAACATTAAAAAAGGAAAAATGTCTGCAGCGTATTGGGCAAACAAAGTAAAATGGTAAACAGAGGTAAAATAAAAATGAAAGATAATTTTAACAGAACAATGAACTTTTGGAACATAGGATTAACAGATTGGTTTAAGACGAAGTTTCTTGGTTACGAAGAAGTAAAGGTTCGAGCTAGAAATAAAAAAGGACATTTTGTTAAAGATGATCCTAAAACTAAAAAGAACGAAGCGTACAAAAAATCAGTAAGAAAAAAGAAAAAATGACACAAATAAACAGCAGTCTTTTAAATAAAACAATTCCTGATTTAAAAAGAAGAACAAGTTCAACTGTTCCTTTTGGATATGAATTGTCTAAAACAGACGAGCATTATTTAGAGCCTGTTCCTAAACAATTAGAAGCATTAGAAGCAGTTGAAGAAATGATTGTTAAAGAACAGATATCTCTTCGTGATGCTTGTTATTGGTTAGAAAACCACACTGGTCGTAGCATAAGTCATGTAGGTTTAAAAAAAATCATAGATAAAAAGTATGGAACAAGACAAGAAAGATTGGGAACTATATCCTGAACGATACGAAACCGAAGAAGATGGAGTTACGTTTAAGTTAAAAAAAGACGGAACACCTCGTAAAAAGAAAGGTAGGCCTAAAGGATCAAAGAGTAATTACAATTACCACTCTAAGACTAAAGCAAAAATGAATGCTAGAAAGTCTATGAGTAAAAAGAAAAAAAGAATTAAACAACTTCAAGGTCAGATTAATTCTTATAAATCTAATTTAAAAAAACAAAAAGAAGTTTATAAAAAACTTGACAATGTTTCAGATAATCAAGTTATATTAGATACAGAAATCGAAGAACTCATTCCGAGTGTTCAAAAAGAAATACAAGACAAGCCTGAAGAAAATGTAGTTTTTCATCCCAATGAAGGACCACAAACAGAGTTTCTTGCAGCAGGCGAAAAAGATGTATTATATGGTGGAGCAGCAGGAGGCGGTAAATCATACGCAATGTTGGTTGATCCTCTTCGCTATGCACACAAGTCTGCTCATCGTGCTTTAATACTTAGAAGGTCTATGCCTGAGTTACGTGAACTAATAGATAAATCAAGAGAACTTTATCCTAAAGCATTTCCCGGATGTAAATTTCGGGAAGTAGAAAAGTTGTGGAACTTTCCAAGCGGTGCAAAGATAGAGTTTGGTTTCTTAGAAAGAGATGCAGATGTTTATCGTTATCAAGGCCAAGCATATAGTTGGATAGGTTTTGATGAAATTACTCACCTTCCAACTGAGTTTGGTTGGAACTATCTTGCTTCAAGACTACGAACAACAGATTCTGAAATAGAGCCTTACTTAAGATGCACAGCTAACCCCGGAGGTGTTGGCGCACATTGGGTTAAAAAAAGATATATTGAACCTGCTGAACACAATAAATCTTTTACTGGTGCTGATGGACTTACAAGAAAATTTATTCCTGCTAAATTAGATGATAATCCATATCTTGCACAAGATGGAAGATACGAACAAATGCTTAAAGCATTGCCTCCAATACAACGTAGACAACTCTTAGAAGGTAATTGGGATGTTGCTGAAGGCGCTGCCTTTGTTGAGTTTGATCCTACAGTTCATGTTATCGAGCCTTTTTTCCTTCCTGTTACTTGGGAAAGGGTAAAAGGTATTGACTATGGGTACTCTTCAGAGAGCTGTTGTCTATGGGGAGCAATAGATAGAAGTGATGGAACTTTAATAATTTACAGAGAATTATACAAAAAAAACTTGACAGGACTCGATTTAGGTCGTATAATAACGGAAATGGAAGTAGAAGATCCGTTTTCAGTTCAAGGAGTCTTAGATACGGCAGCTTGGGCAAGAACAGGAACGACTGGTCCTACGGTTGGTGAAACTTTACAGCAACTAGGACACAAGCTCAGAAGAGCAGATAAAAATAGAATACAAGGTAAAATTCAAATTCACGAATATTTGAAAGTTCAGAATAGTGGGAGCCGACCTAAATTACAAATTTTTAACACTTGTCCTAACTTGATTCGAGAACTACAAAGCATTCCTTTGAGTAAGACTAAACCTGAAGACGTAGACACAAATGCATCTGATCATGCATACGATGCGCTACGTTATTTAATTATGAGCAGACCAAGAATTAATGATCCTTTACAGCGCATAAGAGAATTAAAAAAAGAATCTATCTACAAACCTGTAGATCCAGATTTCGGATATTAAAATATGGCAGAAAACGACAATACATTTATAGACAACGCAGATAATCTTTTCTTTGAAGATATTGAAGGCGAGCAAGGTAAAGCACTTTTACTTGAAGAAGATCAAAAACTAAACTTAGTTGGAATTATTCAAAATCGTTTTTCAGATTCAGAAACTGCAAGAATATCACATGAACATAGATGGTTAAAAGCTTATCGTAATTACAGAGGTCTTTACGATAAACGAGTAAAATTTAGAGAGTCTGAAAAGTCTAAAGTCTTTGTAAAGATTACAAAAACTAAAGTTTTAGCAGCCTTTGGTCAATTAGTAGATGTTGTTTTTGGAACAGGTAAATTTCCAATAGGTGTTAAAGAAACAAAAATACCTGAAGGTATATCTGAATATTTACATTTAGATCTTCAAAATCCTAATCCCGGAATAGAAACAAGCATCCCAGAACAACAAGAAGAAACAATAGATAATCCTTTTGATGTAGGTTTTGAAGGAGATGGTAAAGTTCTTAAGCCCGGAGCTACTTTTAGTAACGGTAAGTTTTTAGAAGAAGAGGCAGAAGAAATACTATCAGATGGTCCTAGTCCAATGCCTGAAGCTATTGAGATTAAACCTGCTCAAAGATCTGCTAGACGAATGGAAAAATTAATTCACGATCAAATTGAAGAATCAAGTGGATCGTCTGAAATAAGAAATGCATTACTTGAATCTGCATTACTAGGAACAGGAATAGTTAAAGGTCCTTTTAATTTTAATAAAACTTTAAACAGATGGGATGAAGGAGAAGAAGGAGAAAGAACTTACGCTCCTGTAGATGTTAGAGTACCTAGAATAGAATTTGTCAGTGTTTGGGATTTCTTTCCTGATCCTGCAGCAACCAATATAGATGAGTGTGAATACGTATTTCATAGACATAAATTAAACAAAAGTCAGTTACGTGCTTTGCGCAAAATGCCTTATTTTGATAGCGATGCAATTCGTGAATGCTTAATGATGGGAGCAAACTACGAAGAAAAGTATTATGATACACAATTACGTGACGATGAAAACGATAAAGAATATGGATCAGAAAAGTACGAAGTATTAGAATATTGGGGAATAATGGATGCTGAGTATATGCGAGAAGCAGGTGTTGATGTTCCTGACAGCGTAGATGATTTAGATGAAGTTCAAGTTAATGCTTGGATATGTAATGGTAAACTACTAAGAGTAGTAGTAAATCCATTTACTCCACATAGATTACCTTACCATTCTTTTCCATATGAGCGTAATCCATACAGTTTCTTTGGTATAGGTGTTGCTGAAAATATGGATGATGCACAGCAAATTATGAATGGGCATGCACGTATGGCTATAGATAATCTTGCACTATCAGGATCATTAGTATTTGATGTAGATGAGTCTGCTCTTGTAGGTGGACAATCTATGGAAATATATCCCGGTAAGATCTTTAGAAGACAAGCTGGAATGCCCGGACAAGCAATACACGGATTAAAGTTTCCTAATACATCTACAGAAAACATGATGATGTTTGACAAGTTTAGACAACTTGCAGATGAACAAACAGGAATACCTTCGTACTCACACGGACAGACAGGTGTTCAAAGCATGACAAGAACAGCTTCAGGTATGTCAATGTTACTTGGCGCTTCTAGTTTAAATATTAAAACAGTTGTAAAAAATTTAGATGATTTCTTATTAAAGCCTTTAGGTGAATCATATTTCCAATGGAATATGCAGTTTATGGAAGGTAAGATAGGAATCGAAGGAGATTTAGAAATTAATGCTATGGGTACAAATAGCTTGATGCAAAAAGAAGTAAGAAGTCAAAGGTTGACTATGTTCTTACAAACTGCACAAAGTCCTGCTATTGCACCGTTTGTTAAGATTTCTAAATTGGTAAGTGAACTTGCCTACAGTTTGGATCTTGATCCTGAAGAAATACTCAATGATCCAGAGGAAGCAGCTATTATGGCACAAATTATAGGAATGCAAAATGTTGGACAAGAAACTGGCAGTGAAGCTGGTACCGTTGGTGAACAACCGAATCCTATGGGAAGCCCTGAAGGAACACCTGAACAACCGCAAGAACTTGGAGTTACAGGCACTGGTGGCGGCAACATCGGAATTGGAAGTGTACCGCAGTCAGGGGAAGATCAATTCTCTGGTAATGTTGGAACAGCTTAAAGAACAAGTAGAAGAAGCCACAAAAAGAATAGAGGAATAATAAAAATGCCTAATACAAAAAAAAGTATTACAAATATGAAATATGCATACGCAGAAGGCGGTGAAGCAGTAGAAGATCAGATGGGTGATCTTATGATGATGCCTGAAGAAGAAATGGTTCCTACTGAAACTCCGATGGAGTCAGACGAAGAAATGGAAAATAACTATATAGATTTTATAGTCGGTGAGTCTTTGACTCCTGAAGACGAAGAATATTTGCTGACTGCACTTGAACAAGATGATCGACTAAGTATGATCTTTGATCAAGTTGTAGAAACAGCTTCAGAATTTGCAGGTTCTGGACCCGTTGAAGGTCCGGGAACTGGAATGTCCGATTCGATACCTGCAAGGTTATCGGATGGGGAATTTGTTATAACATCAAAAGCCACAGAAGAAATTGGTCCTGATAAGCTACAAGGCATGATGGAACAAGCTGAAATGGATGCTGATGATAGACAAATGAGACAAGCTGGTGGATATGTAACAGAAACCGAGGAAGAACAAGAAGAACAAGAAATAGTTCGTGCTGTTCAGCCTAAAGAAACACAAGGTAGATTAATGCCTCGTTCTTTAGCTGATAAAAAAGTAAACGAATCTATGATTGCTTTAAATCCTCGTAACTCTTTATTCGCCACTTAATTAACCGTAGAGCCACCTGTTCTAGTCAAACAGCCCTCTACATTTTAAAAAAGTAAAATACCTTTTGATGCCACCTTATTTAGGCAAGCACTTATTTAGAAGACGTTCTTGGAATAAGCCACCTTGGTAGAGTAAGCACAAAGGAAGGAGAGTAAAAATGACTGATAATGAAAATGTAGCTTCTACAGAAGAAGCACAAAACGAACCAGTACCTAATCCGTACAACATGAGAAAATCATGGCATACGGATGATGTTATGCCTAAAGAAGGTTTAAGTGCTGACAGTTTATTTGTTCCACCTGAAAGAAAAACTCAAGAAGTTACTGAAGGCCAAGAAGAAATAAAAGAAAACCCAGTAGAAAAAACTAAACCTTATTCAAAGCCTAACTATAAAAAAAGGTACGATGACTTGAAAAAGCATTACGATAGTAAGCTTAACGAGTTTAGAAGCAGAGAGCAAGAACTTATTCAAGAAGCTACGGCTTTACGACCTGAGTATACTGCTCCTAAAACTGTTGAAGAACTTGAACAATTTAAAGCACAATATCCTGATGTTTACGATGTGGTTGAAACTGTTTCACACTTACAAAGTGAAGCTAAAGTCGAAGAATTAAATTCTAAGATTGCAGTTTTACAAGAAAGAGAATCAGCAGCCCTAAGAAAGGAAGCAGAGTCAGAGCTTTATAATAAGCATCCTGATTTTGCAGAACTTCGAGATAGTGATGAATTTCACGATTGGGCTAAATCTCAACCAGAAGATATTCAAGCATGGGTTTATAACAATCCTAATAATGTTGGTTTAGCAAGTCGAGCAATTGATTTATTTAAACAGGACATGGGATTAGCTTCTAATGAGAAAACACAGGCTCAACAGAAGTCTAAGAGTTCAAGCTCAACGGCTGCGGACATGGTATCTACAAAGACTACAACGATAGATGCTACAGCAGAACCGAAAATTTGGACTCAAGAGGAGATTGCCGCCTTACCTATGGATGAGTTTGATCGTCTCGAATCCGAGATAGATAAAGCTCTTGAAGAAGGTAGAGTGCGTAATTAAAGTATAACTATTAACATTTAAAGGTGACTTAAAATGGCTTATAATCAATCGGACGCTTTATTCGAGCAATCGACTGATACTAATGGTAACTTTGCGAACTCCGAAAGTGGACAAACTAATGCATTCTTCATGCCTAAGGTTTATTCCAAGAAGGTACTTAACTTTTTTAGAAAAGCCTCAGTAGCAGAAGCAATCACTAACACTGATTATGCAGGTGAAATTACCGCTTACGGAGATACTGTACGTATCGTCAAAGAACCTACGATTACTGTTTATCAGTATGAAAGAGGTGCTGACGTTACTCAGACCAAACTTACTGACGTGGAAGAAACCCTTACTGTTGATGTAGCAAACGCTTTCAAATTTAAAGTAGATGACATTGAGAAATCTATGTCTCACGTAAACTGGAAAGAGGTAGCATCCTCTTCTGCAGCTTACGCTCTTAAAGATGCTTTTGATGAAGGTGTTATTGCCGAATTGTTTAGTGGAGTATCTAGTTCTTCACCTGATCACGTATTAGGTGCAGACGCTGCTGCTGCTACTCAAACAATGGGGCAACATCAAGGCGGTTCTAACTCTATCGACCTTACTGGTTCTGATGGTACTGGAACTGATCCTCTTGATGTAATGGCATTTATGGCTAGATTGTTGGACGAGCAAAACATTCCTGAAGAAGGAAGATGGTTTGTAGCTCCTCCTTCTTGGTACGAGCAACTGTCTCAATCTGGTTCAAAATTAATGTCTGTTGACTTCAACGCAGGGCAAGGTTCTATCCGTAATGGACTAGTATCAAGTGGAAAGCTGCGTGGTTTTGATATGTACAAGTCTAATAACATTGCTGCTGCTTCTACAGCTAGTGGTAAATGTATAGCTGGACATATTTCTGCCTGCG